AGCATGGTGGATTACTCCAAAACTGTAGATTAAATCAAACTTTTCGTGATGATCAAACACTGCACTTAGTTCTTCAGCATTGGCTTCAAAAATTTCGCCTTGCAATCCAAATACATCAAATCGCTGTTTTGCCAATTTAACACTTTCACTGCTGAGATCTACGCCTGTGTATATTGCACCAGCACGAGCAAAGTTTACAGCATCTGTGCCAATGCCGCAACCAACTTCTAAAACACGCTTGCCCTGCCAGCGTTCAAACTCGGGAAAAGTATAATTGTGTGGTTCGTTGGCATATCGTCTTGCTTCGACCTCATCAAAGTATTCTTTAGTCCCAACAGGGCTACGACTGTGCCTAATATTACAAGGACGGTTGTTCCAGTAAGTTCTAATTTGTTCTAGTAGTTCTTGATTATTTTTTGACATGTTGCTCTAACTTTTTGATCCATTGTTCAAGTTCTGCTATACGATCCGGGTGTGAATAATCTTCGGGATTAGTGGGATCTCGACCGTCTGCGGCATAGCTTTGTTCTTTGAAAGTTTCGTCGTTATTGTTGCCTGTAACATCTGCACGGTCATGATAAACCTGAACTGGAATATTCATTAATCTTCCTACAGGAGCAGTTACATTATAAATCCACCAGTCACTGTGATTAACAGGACTAACACGGCCAAATACATTTATCCATTCACGAGGAATAATAGGAAACAGCGCAAATGGATGATTCATAGTAACACAGGGCATACGCAACAGGCCAAACCAATCATCATGTTTGACAATTTCTTCGTCCCAGTTTTCTGTTAACATCAGTGCATCATCATTCCAGAACATGATCCAATCGCCCGAGGCTTGTTCTGCTAAGAAGTTTACATATTTGTAAAGACGGAGATAGCCAAATCGTTCAGTTTCAAAAACTTTACTAGTTGCTGAACATTGGCCAATGTATGGGAACCATGTTTCAGCAAAAAAGTTACGACTTTCTTCATCGTCGTTGTCATAAGCAACTAGAATTTCTATTCTACTGGTATCTTTAGCATTAGCTAGTAAACTGCCTATGCTTTTAACAACTGCTTCTGTTCTTTTACGGGTTGGTAGTAATATTGATATTTTAGGTTTTGTCATTTGATTGAGTTTTGAGTTCTTCAGCCACTAATTCTTGTTCAGTGGTGCTTAATTGATCGAGGTCATATTCACCAGATTTGAGTTTTTCAATTAAGAATAAAATGTACTGACGGTCGTAAGTATAACTGTCTGTACGGTCTTTGTCAACTTCTATCCATTTTGTGCCATTAAATTTATATAGCCTATTAGGAGTTTGGTCTACACGCAAAAACATTTCACCTTTTTCAGCAGTGCCAGGAAAACCAAGCCCAAAACTGCTTTTTGCGGCACGGCCTTCTGCGTTGTCAGCTTGTAGTCTTAGACCTGCTGCTAATTGTGGAAATGATTGTTGAAATACTTTTTGATGCATTTTTTTGCCGTCTACTTCAACATAGTCCTCGCCTATTTTTTTAACAGTGGGCTCGGTAATTTGATTAATATAATCACCGGGTCGATCTACAACATCTATGCCTGCTGCTAATATCTTAGGCTGTTCAGGTTCTGCCTGAGTGCTTACTTCAGGCTCGATAGCTGGTTCCTCCTGAACTGGTTGTATCCTGGTGTCTTCAACACCTACTATTGGTTTTAAATTCTTAAAATGTGCAAATGGTTTGAAAAGGTATGGGTGTTTTTCTGCTAATGATTTTTCCGGCCGGGGTTCTTCAATTGCTTTTAATTCTTCAGCAGTGGGCTTTTCACCCACATCTGCTACCCAAGCATCAGGTTTGGCATCTTCGTACATCCAACCAGGCGGATGTGGATCTGTGCTATTTTTAATTTGTTGTAGTTGTTCTTCAGTTAAAGGACCATCATCGGCTTCGTATTTAGGTTTTTCTCGATCTTCTCTAGCCCAACGAAGGCTCTGTTGTGCGGCCAAAATTAACACTAAAGCCAAAGGATCAAACACTGCTACAATGATGATAATGACCCAACGAACTGCTCGCTCTAAAATATTTGCATCAGGGTTGTCGCCGTAGATTAACGCCGCGATATATTTAATCGGACCGACCTCAGCTTCGACCTTTCTAACTTCGGCGGCAAGAGGCGCACGGGCATCGTTAAGTTCCGCAATAGACTTCTGCGACTGTAGTATTTCAGCTTGAATGCGAGCACGCTCTTTCTGCTGGGCCCTTCTAAGAGCCACAGCTTTGTCGGCACCTTTTTCATCTGTTGAGCGGCCCAGTACTTGGTCCACTGACTCATCCATCTGTTTAAGTGCCTTACGGTTTGCTTCAATATTATCCTTTTCGGTCTTGATCTTTTCATCATATATTGCTACCTTGGCAGTGCTGTCACCCGAAACCAAACTTTGATCACTGTGTGCTTTGCTTAAATATCCAAAGCATCCTATACTAGTTAAAAACATAAGTACCACAACTGCCGGTACAAGATATATTTTATAAGTCCACGACGCTCTTTCCCAATTTATTTTTAACCAAACAGCTGCAGTAAGTTTACCTACGCCCAACGCTGCGCCCATAATAACAATTGGCCAAAAAGCCGCCGAAAATATTGCGGTTAATCCAATGATGCTGTAATATTCAGCAATAGCACTTATTATAAGTGCCACAAACATTGTAAAATATCCGTAGATCATTTCTTTGCCTTACAATTATCAAAATGCCAGCGACGCATATTAGAGCGACCTTCTAAATTACAATGCGGACAAACTATCAATGGCAAAGTATGTTTTCCTTTGAGTGCTTTTCTGATTGCTTCTTTTCTTTTTTCAGAACACGGACCTGTTTTTTTTCCTTTATGGGCCAACGACAAAGCATTCTTATGTTCTTCTGTTTTTTTCTTGCCTTTGTTTGCGACTGATATTTTTTCTCTATGCACTAGTGTTTTTGGTTTTTTTAATTTTTCACAAAACTCAGGATCTTGTGCTTTCTTACGATTAGCCCGTCTATAATTCTCTCTTGCTTCTTCACTTCGTTTTTTTCCCGAATTTGACTTTCTTATTTTATTTGACCACTCAGGCGGTAATGTAATACCTGCTGTTTTAAACTTGCCGTCTCCGTTTTGTAGATTATAACTATTTCTATTGTTTTTTGCATCTAATTCGGTTAAAATACTTGATTCTAGATTTATCATATCTTCCGGAGATCCAGTATGCAATATTTCTCTCTGCCATTCATCTGGGCATGCCTTTATTAAAGGTTTTACTATCTTGCTCGAGCAGATATATCCGTCATTAGGATAACATCCCTTTTTAGTCCGAACACCTATATACCATTTTTTTGTTGGTAAATGTGTCCATTTGTAAATGTAAGCAATAGTCATATAAGTTTTATTTATACGACTTAAATAGAAATCCTAATTAAGTAATTTTTACTTTTGTTTGATCAGCTCTATCACTGTATAAACAGGTGCCGCGGTCTCGGATAAGTTCAGCACTGCCTTGAGGATTGGATTCAAACATTTCTTCAAGGTCTTGTTGACTAATATCGTCTTCTACTTCAATGGCATAAATTTCATAATGCCGTTGTGAATTAACTCTTGCTCTAAGTTCTAAAAAATGCAGTAGTGTGCCGCTGTTATGTCTTGGTGTGGTATCATTATAAGTGCCTTTAAGGATTTCAAAAGTTATTTGCTTATCAGCTTCAGTGGCATTGAACACACACTCAACGCCCAATTGATCCCAGCTTATGATGTAAGTGTTAGGCATATTTTATTTCTTTCCTTGCAACCAATTATCGGACAAACTGTAAAATATATTGTATAAATCTCAAAACAATGAAAAAATCCAGCCTAGAATTATAATTACACCAAAAGGTACCATCCAAATTGGGCAAGTTATTAACAATACCGTTGCTAGTAAATGTTTTTTCATGATAGAGTTGATTTAATTTTATCAATGACAGCCTTGGCTTCTGCCAAGTCACTGGATTGTAACAGTTCTTCACAGTGCCTGTCAATTAATTCTTGCAGTTCTGGATAACTCTGTGTCCACTTTATAACATAATGATATTCTAACTTATTCATCATTACCCCCTAACCATTTGTTTTCTTCACCTTGATCAAATAATATAATACCGTCTAAAACTGCTTGATCATAGCACTCTTTACAATAACTAACATAAGACAAACATCTTTTATTTTTACGATCATACTCGGCAAGTGTGCAGTCCCAAAGATGGGAAATATGTTCAACATCATGCCCGCAAGTTGCAATAATCGTCATTCTTCAACTCCGAACTGTTGTTTAATCTTTTCTTTGATGTGTATGCCTCGGACAGTTTCTGGATTATCCCAGAAGGCTTTGTAAGCAACTTCACCACATTCCCTGACAATCAACTCGGCGAACTTTTTGTTATATTCTTCACGGTAGTTCCACCCAGTCATATGAATTTTTGAGTTAGCATAGGACTCAGCCTGCTTCATCAGTTCTTTTAGCAAAGCATAGTTCATTTCAAAAGCCTTTCAAATACAGGTAATAGTTTCTTATACAATCTTTTTTGTCGCACACCGTCGGGGTCAGCAAAGGGAAGATTGTTTTTACCTTGACGAGTAAAGTAATTGGCATTGCGGAGGTAAGCACATTTAACTGCTGCCGCTTCTGCTGTAGTATATACTTTAGCATCGCGGCCAACACCAATACGCACAGCCTTGATTACTTGTACTGTGGTATCATATTCCCAACTCATTCTTCAACTCCGAAATGTTCTTTGATTCTTTCGATGGCAACATCTTGCCCTTCTACTAACCCCTTGCCAAATTCAGTCATATTCTCGTAAGGTTCATCCAGTATCGGCTCACAAACTTGGACACATTCCCGCACAATCAACTCGGCGAACTTAGCTTCTACCAATTCGTGCAACTGTTTTACTGAACAATCTAAATCTTCTTGTAGCAAGTAAAAATCTTTAGCCTGCTGTTTAAGTTGTTTAATCTTCTCGTTCATTTTCCAACTCCGTTTTTCCAAGGCGAATACATTGAGTCTCGAATAAACCCAGGTGTCCCTCGCTTTCCTATAGAAAAATCCCAACTTGGTCGATGCATTGGGAATCCACTACGATCACTTGGTCCAAATGCGTATGGAAAAACATGACCGATACAAAACCATTTGTAAAATACAATGATCCACGACCACCCAACTTGTGTATCGTTACGATACTCTCTGCAAAATTTAAACTTCATTTTCCAACTCCGAAATGTTCAATCACTGCGTAATTCAATTCTTTTGCAGGATCATCCATTTTTTTATTCTCCAGGTCCATGCCGGCTTGATGTGTGATTTGAACCATCGCAATTTCACGCATCAGCAGGAGGGCGAACTTTTCCTGATCCAATGCTTTGATTTCTGTATATCCGCCATCAGTGTATCCAACGACTTTTTGAGCCTGTAGAGCAAGTTGTTTAATTCGTTCGTTCATCACACTCTCCAAATTTCTTTGAAACCTTCTGACAAGTCGGGTTCTTCCCAGTCCTCAATCATGCGAGCAATAACATCGGGTGGGATTGTTTTGCCCGGGCGACTGGCCAATCGCTGTGCCAACTCCTCTGGCTCGGGTGTGGGGAACACCACAGCAATGGCGTAGTATTCCGGCAACATGCGAAACTTTTTGGCACGGCTGGCCCGAGTGGTGCTGGTCTGATCCCAGATGATATCGTGGCCATTGGCCTGTGCCACAAGTGCATGGTTGGTCATCATGCGAACAGCGATGGGCATGTATTCTTCAAACACTTCTGAATAAGTCTTGCCTTCTCGTTTGGCATGATCTTCCACCCACGGGTCTGTGCTAACCACTGGCAAGCCCAAAGCCCAGATTTGATTTTTGATCCAGGTGCTTTTGCCTGATCCTGGCACTCCCACCAACATGTATAACTTAGGCACCTTCGACTCCAAAATGTTCTTTGGTTATTTTAGCACATTCTTCCACCACCAACTTGGTGTATGTTGCCAATTGTGCAGGGGTAAGCATGGCCGATCCATAAGGTGCAGCCTTGACCACATCAACAGGTTGATTGCGGGCTTGAGCCAATAGTTCAAACATTTTATCATTCATTCTTCAACTCCGAAATGTTGTTTAATCTTTTCAACATAAGTGCTTGCTGGTTCACGATGGTCTACTGCATCAGCAACAATATCCGCACATTCTTTTACAATCAACCCGGCGAACTTTTCCAAGTCAATCATAACACTGCTGTAGTAATCTCCGTTTTTCAATTCATCAAATGGGTCACATAAGGAATCAAATATTCCCGTTGATATAGCAAGTTCTTTAATTCGTTCGTTCATTGTTCAACTCCAAAAAGTTCTGCATATTCCTCTGCATCTTGCCGATCACGGAATGGTCGCATTTCAACCAAGTCATCGTTTTCGTCATAGACGGCAACTTGCCATACAACACGATTTTCATCAGCATCAAGAATCACTTTTGCATATTTCATTATTCAACCCCAAACAAGATTAAATCGTTTGGCACAGACCGGACCGTAGCCTACATCAAGACTGCGATTGTCATCCAACTTACGATTGCAAAAACTGCAACCACCGGTCAGCTTGCCATACTTACCTGCCACTTCAGCGGGATTGTTTGCAAATTCAATCACAAGGCTCTGCACATCTGCATTGGCCTTGCTGGTACCAAAGAAATCGCCATTGACATCAATGCGGCCAAAAAACTTATTAGCACCAAACGGGCCACCATCAGTGACCATAATTTGTCCTGAATACTTGCTCATAGCACCTGCTTTAGTAAATACCACAGGTTGGCCCGCCGCAGACTGCACTGACACTTTAACACGGCGTAATTTCTGTGCGGCCACTGCAAAAAGGTCTTGAATCTTTTGCACATTAACTTTTTGAACAGCCACAGCAGCAGGTGCATTGGCTCGTTGGGTCAGCGTATCTACCCAAGCCAATTGCTTGTCGCTGAGTTTACCCCAAGTGCGGAGATTGTTGGCTAAACTCTGAGCAAATCCTGCGTCATTGCGACCCAGTTTATCTGCCACAGCCAACAGTGCATCAACACGAGTCTGATGTTCAGTATTAACTTGAACAGGTCCACGAGCACGATAGTACATTACAAACTCCTTTGTGTCTATGTGTGTATTATACAACCAAATTGATTATTGTGCAACCAAAAAATGTAATACTTAATACTGATTCAGTGCGGGGCACAATTCTTCAATTAAGCCACGCTCCATTGCGTGAGCGTCCCTGCGACCCCGGACTACACCAATAACTTCCATTTCAAAAGCTTCAGCACCGTGGTCGCGGATGCTACGGCACAGGTTCCAATCCTTGTTCTCAGTAAGGGCACGGCGGATGTGCTTTTGCAAACGAACTTTGATAGCTTTTTTCAATTGTTGGCCGCAAACTGTAATACCAATGTAGTACTCGCCGGTATTAGTGTTTGCTAACATATACACGGCGTGTTTGCGGTCACTGCGGGCTTTGCGTTTCATCATACCATAATTATAACACCAAAATGAATTAATCGCAATGCCAAAAAATGTAAACTTTAGTTTACTTGTTCGATTGTAGCACGAAAGTAGTAATCTGGAGTACTGTCTTTTTCCCAACGGGCCTTGTAGGCTTTGGCTTCTTCTATGGTAGTAAAAAGTTTAGTATCGTTGGGGTCTACCCGTTGTCCCCATCCCCGCTCATATTCAGTAACTGTTACTTTATACAATGAAGTGAACTTGACTTCTGCCATTTTGTGCTCCTTTCTTTAGGATTTAATAATAACACAAATTGGATTAAACTGCAAGTTACACTAAAGTATTAATGAAGAATATGTGTAGCGTGGAGGTCGATGCCAAAGGCTTTCATTAACACTAAAATCTCATCACTGGCCACAGTGCTTTCATCTTCGGGACACAGCAAAGTCTTGAGCTTGCCATTGCGGTCAACAACAAATACATAATCGTCGTCTGCTATGCTATCGAAAAAATCGTCATCAGTGCCTTCATCAATTTTGTTTAAATTTTGTGCCATTTTTTTGTTTCTCCAATTTTTTCAAATAGCGATTAGCTTTACGAACAAATTTTAATACCAAAGGATCATTTCTGTCAAATGTCCTTACATAAGTCCTATACAGGTTTGTTCGCTCTATTCTTCGTTGGCTTTCAGTCATTTCAATGACTGCATTGGCGGCAGCGGCCCATGCATAAGCATCTAGCTCGTCGCTGTCACCATAGTAGCACTGTTGCTCTCTTTTATTTTGATTGCTAACAGTGCTGACATAGGGCCTATTCATTTTAAAACCTCGGCGTCTAAATTGATGCATATGAACAAATTCATGTCCTAATATGCAAGCAAAGTCCACGCAGAACTCAGCCCATTGTTCTAGTGTAATATCATTTTTGTTAAACAATATGCCCCGACGAATTTTATGAAGTGTGATTTCCATTTCAATTGGTCTACGACCCCGTTCATCTAATTCTGCGTCATAAAGGCCTGCTACTGGCATGTGACTAGGCAAAACATTTAGACTACGGTTCAGCGTGATTTTGCATTCACGATAGGGCACAGCCTTTTTAACGGCTGTAAGGAATTGATCACAAGTTAGTCGTTTGTTGTACTGTGCTTCGTACACACCAAACAATCGCTCTAATAACTCAAAATAGTTCATTTACTTGAACAGTATAAAAGCCATCAACACAGATTGTCCAATAAATCCAATGCCGATAGTAATAATATTTAACTGATCTTTGAGTAAAATGGCTCGTCCAAATAGCATGACCAAACTGATGTAGATAAACAGCACTAGGTCAATATTTGGCGGCTTGTCTGTGAGCCCGCTCATCAAGGCCAACATACTGGGTACGGTGCTGAGGTGCAGGGTAATTGCAGCCATCCATCCCAGTGTGTCTGCGGTTAAACTTTTAAGATTGTCTAAAAAGAATTTTTTCAACAATACAAAAAATCTCAACAAACTGTAGTTCATGTTATTCCCTATAGAAAATGTGTTGACCGATTTGAGCTATCTTTTGTTTGCGCCAGCCTGGCCTGACATAAGTGGCATGATAATACAGCGCATCTGTTAGTCCTGGTAGTCTAAAGTTTTCTAACAAGACCTTTTTAGCAACTTCTTGGCTTTCTTTGTACAAGGGCGCATAGACTGGTTTTACCATGTGTGTGCTTTCACAGACCCAACTGAATTGGCAAATGACTTTTTGGTATACAGCATTTTTTTGATAAACAACACCACAGACATTGTCTGCAAACTTTCCTGATTGTACACGATTCATGGTTACTTGAGCAACCGCAACTTTACCTTCAAATGGTTCTGATGCAGCTTCCCAATAAATGTTTTTGGCAAGGCAGTCAAGTTGTCGCTCACGCTCGGCCATTGTAATGGGTGAGCTTAATTGACCTTGTTCAATCTTAGTTCTAAGGCTGTTAAATTTTGCTTGAACTGCTGTGCTGGCTAAAATGAATAAAGCAATGCCAGCAAGAAATAATAAAAGTACTTTGGTTGACTTTATCACTCTGTCATAATATTGATTTGATATAGCTGTTGTTGCCATATGTAATATCTCCTTTCTTAAAGAGTGTAGTTTATATAACTGATAAAAAACCGCCAATAACTGCGTAGTTAACTTAATAACTGCGTATATTATAGCGGTTTTTTAATGTTTTTTCAAGTTTTTTGACTGAATTATACCAGTCCGGTAGTTTTTCCGCCAGCATTACTGATAAAGAAATTGTTCTTGGCTTGGTTAAGAACTGTAGAAGCAATGTTACCAGATACAGAATCTGTAGCCAGTGCAAACAACATATAGTCGGTTCCGATGTTATTTCTGTCCACTGCGTATTCAGGCAGTGAACTTACAAAACTAAAAATTTGACTGTTGTCACCGAATGGTGTAACTGATAAATTTGCTTTAATATAATTTGTGTGTTCTATGTATAGAAACTCACAGGCCTTCAGGTAATTGTCGTTGATTTTACTAACAATAGTGGTTAAAGCTGGATCTGCGGCTATGGTATCCAATAAAGCCAAATATTGATTCATTTTTATTTGTTGATTGTGCCTCCAATAACCTTCTCCGCCAGTGCCGGGGATAGTATAAGCATTACCATTATTATCAATTCCAATTTGTGGAGGAGGCACAGGTGTATAATTCGCTGCTGCTGTGGCTTCAGCTTCGCTCAATGGAACTAAAGCGCCATATCTTGTAATTTCTGTAAATATATTCAATATTTGTGGACCGTAGTCTGTAGCATATAACTCTGCTATACCTTCGTTAACTAATTCTATATTTTCAGCATAATAGCCAGATGCTGTACCTATTACATTTAACAAAGATATAGGAGCATTGTTAGCACCTGTTGGCAAGAAAGTTCTGAGACTATTAATTAGTTCAGGAGTTAACAAACTGTCATTGGTTTTTAAATCTTCAATTGAATCACTAGTTTCTTCTTGAATTCTTCTAATCAACAATGTTACTTCTTTGCCTAATAAAAAATTGCTGCCAGGCGCTTTTTGATATAAATCTTTTCCAACTTCGGCTAAGTTCTTAAAACCACTGTCATTGGTTAACCCACTGCATGATTCGATGCTGGTATAACTTAAAGGACTTGTAAAAGAATCTGTGGGTACTGTGGTTTTTAAAACACTTTGGATGACTGCTAAATCTGTTGGGTTAGTAATTTGAGATAATATAGCGTTTAGTTGTGCGGTATAATTAGGATTAGATATTTGTTGATATATTATACCTGCCTCGAATAATTTAGTGCTAAGGCCGCCTATTACACCTAAACCAGCATCTATCATTGACTTTGTTACACCATTGCTAGTTCCAAAAATATTAAACGGTATAGTCTGAACTAGCACACCTAAATTTTCAAATGCTTTTGGTAATGCTACGCTGGCTTTATATGCAGACCAACCTTGGGTTACTAACTCATTATAACTTTTAAATCCAAAATAATTTAAGTTTTTTTCTTCTGCCTCTAGCAATCCCTTGGTATAAGCATTTGTGGTAAGTACATATCCTACTAGTTGATTAAATGCATTAATAAAATAAAAATTATCCCAGCTGTTGTTGCCTGACAGTCTTTGTATTTGTAAATCCACATAATAAACAAAGTTGCCCTGCATGTCTGTAAACTTTTCAGGCATAACTCCAGTTAATGCAGGTATTGCCGAATTAGCACCAAATGTTGCTTGTGTGGGGTCTCTCCAATAACTTCTAAAATACCCGTTCATCCAAGGCACTGCTCGAACGCCTCTGGGATTATTACCAAAAATATATCTGGGGCCGGTAGGTGTAATAGTTGTTTGGGTTGGATTTGCTGGCTCTCCTGTTATGTTATCTACCCATTTATAAGAAGCATTATAGTTTAAGCTCATGGCTACCATATTTCCCAAAGCAGTCATTGACCCGCCATAAACACCATTAACGCTTGCAAGACCATCAACAATAAATGGTTGAGTATTTGTAGAATAAATTATATCGATTCCACCGTTATAATTTCCTGACCAACCATCTGAAGTAATGTATGCTGCAGCATTAGCTCCATAAATTTCTATGTTGCCTAAAATGCCGTTAACTTGACCGCTGTATTCACTCATAATTAATTTTTAGGCAAAACCTACTCCACCACCATCTGCGCCGGTTCCGCTACCGTCACTGCTTTGACCATTGCCTGCGTCTCCGTTGTCGGCACCTGCCCAGCCGCCTTCACCACCGCCAGCAAATCCACTACTACCGCCGGAGCCATCGCCTGTGCCAGCATTGTCGTATAACATACTACCATCACTTACACGACCTGATCCAACACGGGGACCATAATATGCCCAAGTTCCAACAGCAACATTGGCTCTATTTCCTATTAAACTTAATTCATATCTATTTTCGTCGGGACCGCAGTCTTGAGCTCTTCTATATACATAAATATCGTCGCCTTTACTTACATAAGTCAATCCTACAATGTCTCTACTAATGTCTGGAACCCTAGGTGCCCCTGTTCGCGGATCAAATGTTATAGGACTTAACGGCAAGCTGTTTGTGTAAATTTTCATTGCTTGTAAAAATCTTGTATTAGGTGCAAATGCTAATGGATTTCCTAACGCCATGTAATTTGCCAATGCCAATTGCAAAGGCAACAGCGAAGGGTCTATTGTCGGTGTATTATTTTGATATGTAAAAGGAATAGTAGCCATTGATTACCCAAATATAACATCGCCGCTGGCTGTTCTTACAGTATGACCGCACAGTCCAGGACTACCCTTTACAACAGGTAACAATCCGTTTACTCTTACAACTGTTGGAAGACTAAAAGTGGGCCCGCCACAATGTGCAGGTGGACAACCTTTAGCTCCACAACAAGGATGCGGTGTGTAAACACATGCAAATAATGCCACTGGCCTACCATTTACAAAAACATCAGGACTAAAAGGCGCAGTTAAAACTCCGCCTGGCCCTAATATATCCCCTACTCTTGCAGCTCCTGGCATACGATCTTTCTTAAACTTTAATTGAGCCTGCGTTTACTGGTGTAATTCCTGTAGTTGTTTGAATGTAATGATTTTCCATTTCTTTAATTACAGGGGCATGTAACATAACATGTTCAGAACGCAACTCTATACTTTTATTTATATCCCCTGTAAACAGGCTCTGAACCAAACCAATTCCTTGGGCACTGGGAATTACTGTACAGGGTTTAGTTACCGTCCATCCTGTCATTGATTGTTCTACAATTTTTGCGACTACTTCATCACCGTTGACCATCTTAAATGCAACGATTTGATCTTTTTCATATTTTGAATTATTATTAAACAGCATTTGCTTTTTCCTTGAGTTCACTTTCAGTTAATCTAGCGAGACCTTGATATCCGCCCTGTACAAATACTTTACCATCTTTGTAAATTTGTGGCACTGTTCTATGTCCTTCATTAACAATAAATTCTCTAGCTTCGGGTACTAAATCTACTCTAACTTCTTCGAATTCAATATTTTTTAGTTTTAATAAGTTTTTTGCTTGGTCGCAAAAAGGACAATTGGCTTTACTATACACAGTTAACATGTTTTTCCTTTGTTTATTTTAATTAGCATTAAGCGACAGCAGTGATTAAATTACTGGTAGTTCATCGTAATTTAAATTATCGCTCATTACACCAATAACATAATTAGTTGATTCATTTTCTTGCAGTGCAGTTTGTTTCTTACTGGTATCACTGTGTTTGTTGAACCAAGGAATTGGTGTTGTCTTTGGAGCAGGCAAATGGTATTTGATACCAATGTCATGCAGTGCTATTTTGGCTGTGTAGTCTACGAAGTCTTTAAGAATAGCAGGACCTAGTCCAATTACAGGACCCTTCTTAAACAAATAATCAGCCCATGCTTTTTCTTCACGGATAACATCCATATACATGGCATAGACTTCATCACGGCATTGTTCTGCTACTGCAGCAAAGCGTGGATCTTCCTTAACAACTTGATTAATCATCCAAGCAGTCCAGCCTTTATGCAGAAGTTCATCTTGTAGGATTAGGCTGATGATGTTGCCATTACCAATAAAGATTTTGTTCTCCACCATTGCTAAACTTGTAGCAAATGAAACCATAAAGCGGAACGCTTCTAGTGCATAACTAGCGTGTAATGCTAAGTAGATTGCTTTGATATGTTTTTCTTCGTCAATCTTTTCACCTGTTTCAACTACACAATTAATTAAATGAAGTTTATCATAATATAAACCAACACTGCTGGCCATATCAACAATCTCTTTAGTATCGTGAATAGTGTTGAATACATCCTTGGGCACATTGTAGATGTTGCGTATGATGTGACTGTAACTACGACTGTGGATGTTAGTTTCGAAAAAAGTCCAGTTGTAGACCAATGCTTCTAGTTCAGGAAGGCTCACGACCGGAGTAAAGATTTGACTTGGGCCACGGCCTTGTAAACTGTCTAATGCTGTTTGGCGCAATAAGTTACTGGTAAAGATATGTTTAACAGCATCAGACGCTTCCTTAAAGTCTTGTGCATCTTTAGTTAAACTAATTTCTTCGGGTACCCAAAAGAATCCACGAGCAGTTTGTTCAAAGTCAGCAAGTTTTTTATATTTGACTTCTTCGAAACGCTGAATGGTCACAGGACCTGCAGGATCTAAAAACATCTTGCGATGTAGATAATCAGTAGTGGTGGCTAGGTTATATTGTTGTTTTGACATTTATTTTCTCACATTTAAAACAGCGTCAGCAAAAGGATCCGGTGCGGCCACAGGATGCTGGTTGCAAGCACTAGGATCGCCCTGACCTGCTTCAGTTAAGAACTCAGTGCCTTTGGCAATTTGTGCTATAGGACAAGTGCAGTCAGCAACAGTGGTTCCGTTAACAGGATCTTTTCTATACCGACACATCATACCCCAACAGTTGGCACTGCCTTGAGCAACATCGCCCGAGCAAGTTTGTACTCGAGCTCTAGTAGCACTTTTGGGTGTTGTTACAAAGTTGCTGGCTTCTTGGGGATAATGGAATCGGGGTGCAAATAAACTCCAAACTTGTGTAGAAGGATCATCTACTGAGCAAGAACCTTTCATGACACCTGCACTGGTATCAGCAATGCTTTTACCTTCTAGTACTGGGCAAGTACAAACTACTTCGGGATAAGTTTTACCGTCGTTGGTCTTAATTGTTTTACCTGTTAGTTTGCAAGTACTGGCTGCACATAGTGCATATTTGCCTGAACAAATTGTTAATTCGCCTGCTTGTACAGATACAGCAAACAATAAAGATAATGCTAGTAGAAATTTCTTCATATTAATGATTTCCTGGTGGTATATGGGGACACGGAGTTTTAGATCCGTGTCTTGTATGACATTTAGGGCAAAATGGTTCCATGATTGCCTCAATGAAACTGATCCGCTTCAGTGCTGCCTTTGTTAGCCACTGTACTAGTGGCACCAACTGCTTCACTGATTAAGTCAAAATAACTGACACCAACTTCACGCTGATGTTTGACTGTGGTAAATCCACGCTGTTGTGCAGCAAATTCACGCTGTTGCATTTCACTGTAACCTGCCATGCCACGCTCTTTATAAGCTTCTGCTAGCTCAAATGTAGCAAGGTTAACACTGTGGAAGCCTGCTAGTGTAATGAATTGGAACTTGTAGCCTAATTCGCCTAGTTCACGCTGGAAAGTTTCACATTCATCTTCACTTAAAAACTTACGCCAATTAAAACTAGGACTACAATTATAAGCCAGCATTTGGTCCGGAAACTCAGCGTGTATAGCATCGGCGAATTTCTTAGCTTGTGCAATATCAGGGGTGGAAGTTTCAAACCATAAGAGATCAGCGTAAGGAGCATAAGCAAGACCCCTCCCAATGCAAGCATCAATACCGTTTCTAAACTTGTAAAAACCTTCTTCAGTACGCTCATTAATAATAAAATCCTTGTCTAGTGGGTCATGGTCTGATGTAATGAGTGTTGCGGCTTCTGCGTCAGTGCGAGCCATAATAACTGTATCAACACCAGCAACATCTGCGGCCAATCGTGCAGCATTTAATGTGCGAATCATTTGTCCAGTGGGGATAAGAACTTTACCACCCAAGTGTCCGCATTTCTTTTCGCTAGATAGTTGATCTTCAAAGTGTACGCCAGCGGCGCCTGCTTCAATCATAGCAGCCATTAATTCGTAGGCGTTTAACGCACCGCCAAAGCCTGCTTCAGCATCTGCTACGATAGGTAAGAAGTAATCGATACTATCGTATGTAGGACCAGTTTCTAGATCGGTAAGTTGTTCCATTGTTTGGATTTGATCAGCACGACGGAAAGCGTTGTTGATGCCTTTTACCACATTAGGCACACTGTTAACTGGATACAAACTTTGATCTGGATATGTTTGTAGTGCTGTATTGTTTGCGGCTGCTACTTGCCATCCGCTTAAGTAGATTGCTTTTAGTCCAGCTTTAGCATGTTGTACTGCCATTTGACCGTTGTAAGCACCTAGTGTATTGACATAAGGTTCATTGGCTAACAATGCACGAAGTTTTGCCGCACCTCGTTTTGCCAATGTATGTTCTACTTGGACACTGCCTTGTAGTCGTTTCACTGTTTCCAGTGTGTAGTTTCGTTTTTTCATTTTAACTCCAAATAAATTCGATTGTCTTGTACTTTGATATCAACTACAGTTTTTTCTGTACCGTCAGCCTGAACAACATACACAGGCACACCAGAATGTTTGGTTAAAGTGTCTGCACGGCTTTGTTGCATGAAAATGTTAGCCCATGCTTGCTTAAGCCGCTGTTGAATATCGTAAGCATCCATGGTTTATAACTTGCAACTTTCACAGTCATCTTGATCTTCAAACATTGCACTACTACTGATACTGCTGCTAATTTGAGCTTCAGGCTGTGCTTCTTGCATGTCTGCTTTGGCGCCTTGTTTGTTGATAAGACTGTAATAAAATGTCTTTAGTCCCCACTGATGTGCTTGCATTAGATTTTTTGCAATCAATGTTGTCGGCACTTTTCTGCCAGGGAAATGTGCAGGATTATAGAATGTGTTTGTTGAAATACTTTGGTCAACATACGCAGCTAATACAGCTGCGGTTTTCAAATATCCAACACAGTCAGTTTGTTCCCACATCAATTCGTATTTGTTCTTTAGTTTAGCATAGTCAGGTGCTACTTGTGTAAAGCTACCTGCTTTGCTTTCTTTAACTGTAATCAAGCTCATGGGCATTTCAATACCATTGGTACTGTTAATAACAACACTGCTGCTTTCAACAGGTGCAATGGCCATTAGTGTAGCATTACGAACGCCCCACTGACGCATATTGATGCGTAGTGATTCCCAGTCTAGCTCTGGTGTAAAGTCTGCTAGTTCGTTAACGCCCTTGGCTCTTAGTTCCCAAGGGAATGTACCTTGTCCATATCTTGTTAAGTCACTGTGACTGCATTTGCCTCGTTCACGAGCCAGTTCCACTGTGGCTTCAGTTAGATAGTATGCTTGATGCTCCATCCATGTCTTGACATCCTGTAGTGCATCTTTGTCGCCATATTTAAATCCACGCTTGGCATGCCAGTATGCTAAGTTAGTAACACCAATGCCTAATGGCTGAATCTCTTTGTTACTTAACTCACTTTGTATGGAAAGAAAATCTTGATAATCCAATATATTGCAAAGGCTACGCTGTAAAATGCGACAAGCCCTACGCATATCTTCAGGATTACGGAACGCACCCCAGTTAATCGAGCCGAGAGTGCAGAGGGCAATACGCCCATCAGGATCATCAAGACGCTTAAAAGGCTTAGTAGGTAAAAGTATCTCACAGCAAAGGTTACTCTGGTAAATGGTGTGATATTCAGGATCAAACGGACCTTGGTTCATTACATTATCAATGAACACAAGATAAATTCTACCCGTGTCTGTACGCTCTTTAAGAATGCCTCCCTTGAACACTTCTTCGCTGTTCATGACCTTTTTCCTTAGGCCAGGTGTGCGTTCATATTTTACATACAGTTCTTCAAACAGTTTTGTGTTACTGTAGAATGCTTCGTATAAATCAGGAACTTCGTTAGGATCAAAGAAGGTAATGTTTTCTTTGTTCCTGAATCGGCGCCAAAAGAAAGCACTTAGTACAACCCCGTAGTCCATGTGTCGTACTCGTGTCTCGTCTGTGCCCTGGTTGTTCTTGAGAACGATGAGATCGTCGAATTGATGATGCCAAATAGGATAAAAGACTGTAGCACTTGCATTGCGAATGCCGCCTTGACTACAACTACGCAGGTCACCAAACCACTTCTTAAGGAATGGTATCATACCTGTGTGCATGATTTCGCCACCACGGATAGGACTACCCAACGGGCGTAAGCGACCAATCTCTAAACCAATACCAGCTCGTTTACTGGCATACTTGGCCATCATCTCTCCACTAGCAAATATAGAATCAAGGTCGTCATCGCTACGGATAAGAACGCAACTGCTAAACTGTTTAGTTGGAGTG